CTGGAGGACGCCAACAGGTCGAGCATCCGCATCGACTCTCGTAAGTGGCAACTCAAGGTGTGGAACCGGGAACGCTTCGGGGACGTGAAGCAGATCGACCAGACGGTCCACGTTGACCTGACACTGGCCATGGAGACAGCGCAGGAGCGGCTGGATAGGAGCAGGACGGTCGATGTACCAGTGAGGAGGATAGGGTGATGGATGACCGAAGGTTTCTCATAGCACGAACAGCAGCATGGATGAGCGGACTCAGTGGGGCCAGATTACCGAAGTCCGCACCTATGAGTCCTGCTGAGTTGGAAATCATCAACACGATATACGATGAATCTCGCAACAAAGGGGACACTCGCCGGATCAGTATTGAGGACGCAATGCGTATGGCGCAGCATCGAGTGAACCTGTGACCCGTGGCAGCACCCCGTAACTCGTCCCCCCTCGTCGGGGAGCAGGACCTCATCACCACGCTGCTGGGGTTCCGCTACGACCCCGAGGGGTTCGTCAGGTACGCGTTCCCATGGGGCGTAAAGGGTACGCCACTGGAGAGGGTCGAGGGTCCGAGGACCTGGCAGATCGACGAGTTCAAGAGGATATCGGACCACCTGCAGACCGATATCGAGAAGGCACGCATCGGGCTCCCGGGGTCGCCGCTGTACCTGGCCATCTCCTCGGGCCGGGGGATCGGCAAGAGCGCCTGGCTCTCGATGCTCGACCTGTGGGTCGCATCGTGCTGGATCGGGAGCACGGGCATCGTGACCGCGAACACCGAGACACAGTTGCGCTCCAGGACCATGGCTGAATTGGGCAAGTGGCAAGTCATGGCCATCAACAAGCACTGGTTCGAGAAGTCGTCGATGAGCCTGCGCCCCTCGCGTTGGTTCTCCGATCTGGTGGAGACGCAACTCAAGATCGATACGCAGTACTACTACGTGGAGGCACAGTCCTGGTCAGCCGAGAATCCGGACGCTTTTGCCGGCGCCCACAGTCAAATCGGAATGATGGTCCAGTTCGACGAGGCCAGCGGCATTCCGGACACCATCTGGCAGGTAACCGAGGGGTTCTTCACCGACATGGCGCCGCTTCGGTTGTGGTTGACGATCAGCAACCCGCGGCGCAACACGGGTCGTTTCTTCGACTGCTTCCACAAGGATCGGGCATTCTGGGACTCTCGATACGTGGACAGCCGCACAGTCGAGGGTGTGGACAAGAACGTCTACCAGCGGATAGCCGATAAATACGGAGAAGATAGCGACACCACACGCGTCGAGGTTCGTGGTCTGTTCCCTCGCACTGGGTCGAACCAGTTCATTGGTCGGGATGTTGCGCAGAACGCGGCAGACCGGGAGATCACCTCAGACGATGGTGCCCCGCTGCTCATGGGGATCGACGTGGCGCGGTTCGGCTCAGACTCATCCGTGTTTCAGTTTCGCCGGGGGCGCGATGCCCGCACGGTCAAGCCGATGCGATTCAGGGGTCTGGATACGATGAAGCTTGCGGCAGAAGCAGCCACGGCCATTGAGAGGTTCAAGCCCGACGCAGTGTTTGTCGACGGGGGTGGAGTTGGTGGTGGGGTGGTTGATCGACTCAAGATGCTCGGGTACAGGGTCGTTGAGGTCCAGTCTGGTGAACGCGCACGGGATGATGAGCGATACCTGAATCGGCGAGTGGAGATGTGGGATGCAATGAGGGAGTGGCTTCTGTACGGTTGCATCGACAACGACGAGGGGCTCATCGACGATCTGACGGGTCCGGAGTACGCGATCCACCTCAAGGGTCAGTTGAAACTGGAGGGTAAGGACGCCATGCGCAAGCGGGGGTTGGCCAGCACCGACCAAGGGGACGCGCTGGCGCTCACGTTCGCCGAACCAGTAGCCCGGCTTGATGTCGCCACATCTCGCCGGATGAACCGGATGCGGGGTATGGTCGCAGACAGCGAGTATGATATATTCGCCTCAACTTGAAGGAGTGCGCCCATGTCTGGACTATTTGGTACCAAACCTAAAATTCCAGCCGCCGCTGCGGTAACTCCAACAGTTGCGACTCCGGCTGTGGCCGCCGCAGCGGACGCCCAGCGCATGAAGGCCCGAGCCGCCAGCGGGCGCGCGGCCACCATGCTCACCAGCACCGAGGAGCAGGCCACCACCCCCATGACTGCTACCAAGAAGCTCCTGGGGGGATGACGTGTGGCCAGCCTCTACATCACCGAGTTCCAGGCCAGCGGGAACAGTGAGTCCGGGGCGCAGTTGCAGGTCGGCATGCAGCCGGCCGGATGGTTTGATGGCGATATGTTGGACAACCCCGCACCTGTTGCGACAATTGCACACCACCGCAGGCCCTCAGGGGTCTTCCTGTTCGGGCAGTTGGGTCGCCGTGACCCACGTTACTGAGGATTGAACCATGACACTTTCTACTTCGACAAGCACCCTCGCAGCCGGGGCTTCGCGCACGTTCAACCTGTCCCCGGGGTCGGCTCTGACCATCGTGGCGCCACCGAACGTGCGAGCCACTGTCACCGAGACTCCGAACACCGTGAGCGCCTCGGATGTCGGGGGCAACGCCTCGCGGACTCACAACCTGCAGATGGTCCAGACCGTGACCTACGGACCCTACCCGATGGGCGGGACCGTGGTGGTGGCGAACGCGAGCAACTCGGGGACCACGATCACCTGGGTTCGCAGTGATGCTCTTGTGGCTGAGAGTGCCTCGGGTGCTGTATCCCTGGTGTCAGGGGATGGGATGCTGCGGCTGAACTCCCCGCGCTATCCGTCGCAGTTGCAGCTTGGGGCGCAGATCGTAGATTGGGGCACCGCGACAGCATCCAGCGGACTCGGCACCACTGGCACGACCACATCGTTCCTGCGCGGCTCGTCGCTTGGCTACTCCATCACGGTGACGGGCGCAGGCGGCCGGATTCGCGTTGCCACGCCGGCTCTTGTCGGCACGGCAATCAAGCAGCTCGGCTTCTTCTTGTATAACCCCGGCCCGACTACTCGGGCGCTGACGGTGTACCTCACCAAGACGGCGGGCACCTACACGGCATTCAGCAGCGCAGCCATCGCAGTGCGTCCCGGCGCGGGCTACTACACACTCAACCGTGGAGCTTTCGACCTTGGGGCATCGGGCGGTGGTTTTGCATGGGCGACCGATACGCTGGCTGAAATCCAGTTGACACTGACAAACAACGGCGCGGGCGACACGCTGGCGTTCGCAACTGGCGAGTCCCTGATGTTCGGCGGAATTTTCATCAACCCGAAGGTTGACACAAAGGCCAAGTTCTTGCTGTGGTCCGACGACGGCAAGAACAGCAACATCGTCCCAGCGGCAACGTCGATTGCTGGTGGTGATGGTGTTTCTCGCAGGCACAGCCTTGCGTCATTCATCAGCAGCTACGGATTCACATATTCCGCGTGCATCATCGGATCGCAATTGGATCAGACCAACTACCTGACGACCGCGCAGATGCTCACGCTCCAATCTATGGGGGTGATGATTGCGAACCACTGCCGCCACTTTGGCACATCGTCCGAAGTGTCAGGGTCCACGACCGGAGACGGGATGCGCGTGCTTGGTCCGTATGGCTACGGACTGTCCCCTGCCGGCGAAAAAGTTCTGAGCTACGGGACAGTCAAGAATGACAACTCTCTGATCGTTTCCGAGATTCAAGACCAGATCACCTTTCTGGAGGCGCTCGGCGTCACCACTGCAGGGCATTTCGTATTGCCAGAGGGTGGCTTCGATCAGTACGTGTGTTCCGCTATCGACTCAATCGACAAGGTTAAGACGGTTCGCGGCATCGGCATCCAGAGAATCACCAATGGCTGGTCACAGTTCGGATTCAAAAACAACGCGGCAAACGGCCAAAACTGGCGCGGGAAAAAATACTATCTCGGCGGCGGTGTGCAGCTTGACGTTGCAGCGACCGCAGCGACCGCCACGATTCAAGCGTATGTCGATGACGTGATTACCGCAGGCGGTATCGGGCAATCGTTCATCCACGATTTCAACCACACCGATCTTGGCGGCAGTCTGTATTCCGATGTGGCGACAAAAGCACTTTGCGACTATCTGGTGACAAATGCTGCGTACATCGACGTGGTGACGCCGGAAACGCTGTGGAACACCCTGCCATACGCGCAGATTGATTGATTCCCATCCCCTGCCGGTACACATAGGACCATCCCATGAGCAAAATCGAAGATATGTGCCACCGGTACAACTCCCTCAAGGGTTCCCGTGGCAATTGGGAATCCCATTGGGAGGATATCGCCGAACGCGTGCTCCCGCGGCAGATCGGCTTCCTAGGCGCGCGAGCCGATGGGGAGAAGAAGACCCAGAAGATTTTCGACTCCCGGCCCCAGATCGCCCTGGACCGCTTCGCCTCGGTCATGGACTCGATGCTCACGCCGCGGCAGTCCAAGTGGCACAACCTGCGCACGACCGACGAGGCCCTGAACCGGCAGTTCGCGGTGCAGGACTGGTTCTACCAGGTCAACAACATCATGCACTCGATGCGCAACTCGCCGAAGGC